TAAAGGTTTAAAGTAATATGTGGTTTTAAGAACATGCGCCCTGTATGTCGCAGAGCGCACCTATTAATCGGGCATCCAACCCTGCTATGTCTAGCCCCTCAATTATACGGTGCCGCAGGAATTGGTCAACCCCTCAATATAAGGATTTTGTATGTCAAAGCAAAAATGTCGCATTTCAAAGAAGCGATCTAATTTCTCTATTATCTCAAATTCTGTTGCTCAGGTTCTAAACTATGACCTTTCTGCCCTTGGTTTGTATGTTTATTTATTTAGCCTCCCTCATGATTGGGAGTTTCATAAGACTCATTTACGCAAGGTTTGTAACATAGGTGAAAAGAAATTAAACAACTTATTAAAGATACTTTCAGACCATAAACTAATCAACGTACTGCAAACAAGAAAAGAAAATGGCCAGTTTTCTCATTTTGACATCCATATTGATGATGGCAGCGCATTTATCCACAACCCCAAGCCGGACAGCCAAAATTGCCGTCCGGTAGAAAACGGAGCGGCGGTAAAGCAGAGCTATAAAGAGAATATAAAAAACAAAGAACATAAAGATCAAAAGAGAGAGCCCGCACGCAAAAAGCGCGTGGCCCTCCCTGAAAACTTTGAACCCAATGCAGAATCAAAAGCTATGGCTGAAAAGAAAGGCCTAGACTTGCTTAATGTACTTACTAAATTTATGGCCCATGCTAAATCCGAAGGATGGACGAGGGTTGATTGGCATGAAGCGTTCATGAAATGGGTTATTGACGAGAAAAAAATAACATCACCAAAAGAATCGATTAAAAACACTACAAAAGTAAATGAACCAAGGAACACAACCACATTTTGGGAACCGGGAAACCCTGATTACGATAGGCTACATGGAGTAGGCTCTAATGGGAAAGGAAGCGAGGTACGAAGAGATAGTGTTAGGGGAAAGGGTGTGCGAAAAGTTGAAGGATATTTACTTTAAGGACATTCTTTGGATTGACTGCCATAAGGATGTTGCCTTTAAATTTACCCACTTAAAGCGCATTGCCAAGCATTTTTATGTGGATAAAAGCTTAACCGATGTCCTAAAGGAATTAATAAAATATTCAGACCAAGATATTAAAGACGCCTTTGAGCAATAAGGAAAATGTTTTATGTGGAACATGGATGACCGCTACAAGTGGAGCAAGAAAGGGAAAAAATACAGGTCTACTTACTTGGATAACCTGAAGAAGCTATATGAACACCCAAAAAACCCTCCAGATTTAACTCAGGATAAGTGTTCTAGTAATTCTGGTACGCCAACTAGGGTAAAGTTAAAAGTTTAATGTAGAACAAATATGGAGGAATGGATGCCTGTCAATGATTGCCCCACGGAAGATTACGAACAAATTAGGTTGTGTACGTGGTTGACACTACAATGCATTCCGCATTATTCCATCCCGAATGGGGGGTTTAGGCGGTTCAAGGAAGCCGTGCGGTTAAAGCGTACAGGCGTCCAAAGTGGCGTGCCTGATTTATGCATACCCATTGCATCTGGTATTTACCACGGCCTTTATGTTGAATTAAAGCGCAAAAAAGGTGGCAAAGTATCGGACAATCAAATATATTGGCTGGCGCTTTTACGGGAGAAAGGGTATTACGCAGAGATTGCCAAGGGATATGAAGAAGCCAAGGCAATAGTGTTGCACTACCTTTCCCTTGCTCCCAAAGCGGTGTAAGATAATTGGTTGGTATACTTTTCCTTATTCTCCCCGCCCCTCACGCGGGGATTTTTTTTGGGTGTCATGGATGATTGTTTCGCGCTGCCATAAGGCCGAAGTGTCGGTTTACAGTGCCGATGAAGGCACGTCGTTTTACGTTTGTGGCACTTGCCACATGGCTTGTGATACGATTTTTTCTTTGTCACTCGGAATGGAATGTCATGATGACACCCGAACAACAAGCGAAGTTACGCCGCTCCTTGGTCATGCATGAAAACTATGAAAAGTTTCCCTACATTGACCCAATGGGTAAGGTCACCATAGGCATTGGGTATAACCTCTCTGACCGTGGGATGCCGGATGAATGGATAATTAAGCAGTACAACGAAGACGTTAATTACCACTATACCAACCTCTATGAAAGTTACCCATGGTTTCGCGACCTCAACAATGACAGGCAGGTTGCCTTGGTGGACATGTGCTTTAACCTTGGTTACCGTAATTTCCAGTCATTCAAGAAAATGATACGTGCACTGGAAAACCACCGGTATGATGAAGCCTCATTTGAGATGTTATCTAGCAAGTGGGCACACCAAGTAAACTCACGCGCAACGCGCCTTGCCCATGTTATGCTAACGGGTGTATATAATATTTAGCTTACTATCAACTGCCACGGACTAGGCGAAAACCTTATCCGGTAAATGATGATTAAATTTGAAAATAAGAACAATGGTCGATATTTTTATTTGTATATTGCACGGGATATGTTTGATGACTTGGTACTTACTGTTATTCGCGGCGGGCGTAACGCTAGGGTTTTGCGTAATTACCGTAGTGGCGACTTACCAGTTCTTGAGGGGGAAGTTGCCCGGATTTCGAGGCAAAGGATAAAAAGGGGCTATACTTTGGTTGCCTGATTGTGTAAAAATAATCGCTTGCCTACCTAGCAAAAGGATTTTTGCGTGAAAGCTGGCCCAAAATTTACTTATGATGTCGCTAAATTTGACGCCATCATCAATTCAATTACCCAAGCACGTGGCTCACTAGGCCAAGTCGCTGACTTTAATAAAATCCCGCGTGATACATTTTACTATTGGCTTCGCGTTGGCGAGGAAGATAGGAACAATGGGCTAAGCACTGAACTTGCTCAATTATCAAGCAATTTAAGGCATGCCCAAGCAATTGTGGTCATGGACTTGGTGGAAGAGGGTATCTCAAACGAAAAACGATCCAAGTTTATCATGTGGTGGCTATCCAAGATTTGCCGTGAAGACTTTGGCGCTGAAGGCGTTGAGTTAAAAGAACTTCGTGATATTTTCCGGGTCATCCTTCCATTGATCAACAAGGATGATTCCCATGCCAAATAAGAAAGCCAAGGCATTTGACAAGAAGCCAACAAAGCCTGTCCCACACCAACCCGTATTACAACGCGTTGCCAATGCTTCACGAACCCTAAGGGGAGTTAGGAAGTCATGAAAGACTCAACCGATTTACATATCCAAGGATTAGAAATGAAGGGCGGATTGAATGGCGTTGATTACCCCCAAAAGTTTGTCAAGGCGCCTAAATCAGCATTCCCATCCAAACCACCGAAAGCAGAAAGCGCAAAGGTAAATGACCCTGCAATGAAGATGTCGTTGGGATGTTAAGTTGACAATTTTTTAAGTTAAGTTGACAAAGGTGGCCCATAAGGTTGACAAATGGATTGTCCTGCTTGCAAATACCCTGATACGCGAGTCGTAAAGTCATTACCTGATTCACAAGATACCGTCACGCGTAGGCGTGAATGCTTGCGTTGTGGCGCACGTGTTACCACCCAAGAGCGCATTAAGGAGCCTAGGAAGAAAAAGGATGTACCTTGAGCCATTATTCCCGAACGCAAGACCTCTCCACGAAATCAATGATAAGCACCTGTAAGGAGTTCTTGGACTCTTACAACAGGCGCTCACAGCAACACATTACGTTTGAAGAAAATAGGACGATTATCCATGGGTTGGAAGCCGATAAAGTTTATGTTCCCTCTGATACTGGCCAATCTTTTGCTGACAGTAACCATTTTGTTAACCTTGTTATTGGCCCGTATGGGTCAGGTAAGTCCACTATGTGTGTCCAGCGAATCGTCCGGTCAGCTTGTAATATGCCACGATGGTTCAATGGACGACGACGGGCAAGGTGGGCAGTCGTTCGAAATACTAGCGGCGAACTCGTATCAACCACTCTCCAAACTTGGCTCACGTGGTTCGGGGGATTAGGTGATATTAAGAAGCGCCAGAAACCATTATTGACCTATGAGCATGTGTTTAACGATGGTAATGGAATAATTGAACTAGACTTGATATTCATTGCATTGGATAGGCCAGATGATGTAAGGAAAGTTAAGTCGCTTGAACTAACAGGTGTATACCTCAATGAGCTTTCTGAACTTCCACAGAATGTCCTTTCTCACTTCAAGGGGCGTGTTAATGGTCGCTATCCTTCTCGTAGCTTTTGTAGTGAGCCACACTGGTCAGGCATTATAGCGGATACGAATTATCCAGACACTGACCATTGGATATATGACCAATTTGTAGCAAAAGAAATTGATTCGTATAAATTGTTTAGGCAGCCTTCTGGCTTATTAAAAGATGATAATAATAATTGGGTAAGAAATCCAAAAGCAGATAATGCAGAACATCTTTCTCCTGATTACTATGTAAAGCTTGCTAGTGGTCAATCACAAGATTTTATTAAGGTCTATTGTCTTGGTGAATGGGGTTCAGTTTCAAATGGAAAGCTTGTTTATCCTGAATTTAATTCTGATTTACACCTCATAAATGAAGTAGAAGCCATACAGGGTGACCCTATACATTTAGGTTGGGATGGTGGTCTTACACCCGCTTGCGTTGTTGTGCAAATGTCTGAAAGGGGGCAAATGAGGATTCTTAAAGAATATATTGGCGAGGATATGGGAATAAGGACATTTGCTGAGTCAATTGTTATTCCTGGGCTTGCTAGGGATTTTCCCTATTGCAAAGTGGGTGAAAGTTTCTTTGACCCTAGTGGTGTTGCCCGTGATGATATTATGGAAGAAATGAGCGTGATTGGGGAGCTGTGTTCCCTTGGCATACAAACATTGCCAGCACAAACAAATGATATTGATGTAAGGTTAGCAGCAGTTAGGTTTTTCCTAAATAGGATGGTGGATGGAAAGCCTAGCTTTATTATGTCTAGGAATAATTGCCCTGCTTTGCGCAAGGGTTTTATGCAAGATTATGTATATAAACGCGTAGCCATTAGCGGGGAAGAAAGATACAAAGACAAGCCAGATAAAAATATGTCATCACATCCACATGATGCCTTACAATATGTTTTATTACGCTTTGCATCTGATAGAATTGTAAAAGAAAAAACACCTGAAAATAAAATAGACCCCTTTATAAATAACACCGTTTTTAGATGGTCAAACTGATATGAAAATATGCTTGATAGAAAGTTGTGATAGGGAAGCCAAAAAAAGAAAAATGTGTTTAGCCCATTATAAGAGATGGAAAGACCAAGGCGATAATTTTGATAGAAGCTCTATTGTAGATGTATCTAATCCAATAAGCAGGTTCAATGCGAAACTTGGTAAGCCTAATGAAAGTGGTTGTATTGAGTGGTTGGGAGAAAGAAGATACAAAAATGGTTACGGCATTTTCCATTTAAGCGATGGAAAAACTATGGGCGCTCATAGAAAAGCATATGAAATAGTAAATGGTAAAATACCTGATGGATTACTAATTTGTCATCGATGCGATAACCCTCCGTGCTGCAATGTGAATCATTTATTTCTTGGTACTGCATCTGACAACATGATGGATATGGCTAATAAAGGTAGGCATCCTTATAAAAGAGGAATGAAAAGAGAACCTGTTGTTATTGGTTCTAAATGCGGAACTGCCAAACTCAATGAAGATAAAGTTAGGGAAATAAAAATTAAACTTAACAATGGAATTAAAGGTACTGTGATTGCAAGAGAGTATGGCATCGTTGACCAAGTTATTTATGATATTAAGCACGGTAGAAGTTGGAAACATATTTAAGGAAATAAATAATGGCTTGTAATTGTGTAAATGATGAAGGTTATCCATCGATGGATTGTGATGGTACATGCTCATCATCAAGAATGATTAATCCTCATAAACAAGAACGCGCAATGGAAGATTCATTTACACCTAATCAATTGCAGCAGGTTAAATCAATTGTACGTGAGGCATTATCAGTTAGCCCTATGCTTGCTAGAGCATGGCAAGAAGGATTTATTATGGGATTCAAGGAGGGAGTTGATTATGGAAATTAAAAAAGACAATGACAAAGCCTTCGACAAACAAGTTGAACCACAAATTGGTTTAAGTGTTGAGAAGTTTACCGAGGCTAAAGGTAAGGTATTTAATAAAGAACAAGAATTGTTTTATAGGGCTACGGATTATAGGGGTAGTTGATGAACGTGAGTATTAGAATAAAAGATGCTATTGATGGATGTGTATTAGAGCTTGAAAGTGTAGATGATCAAGAAGAAGTTTTATTGATATTCCATGACATTCATGCTTCATCTGATTTAGAAGATAAGCCATGTATTCAGGTAAAGATTGAAGAAATTAAATTAGCCTTAAGAAAGTTAACAGCAAAATAAACGGGGTTCGTGATGGATGAGTTTTTAAAATGGAGTCTTATCCCTAAATTTAAAATAAATGTTGTGCGATGCAATCAAGATGTTGCCATACAAATTGTATACGGTAATTTAAAAGAACCGACTGAATGTGTAAACACTTGTTTTTCGTATCCTAACAATCCTGATTCACTTTCATTAATGTTAGAAACATCATTAAATAGTTTGTTAAGGTCGCTTAATTTTCCAACTTCAATTAAGGAGTTTCAAGATGCCATTAGTCAAAGGAAAAAGTAATAAAGTTAAAGAAGAAAACTTTCACGAATTAAAGAAAGCACATCCGAGTATGCCTAACAAGCAAAGGGTGGCTATTGTTTTGAGTGAATCTCGTTCAGGAAAGAAAGGTAGGAAGAAATGATTTGTTGCGAACATGGTCAACCTGAAAGGCATGCTTGTTTAAATTGTTGTAAGAATGAATTAATTAAACTCATAGTATCAGAGGATAAAAAATTAGAGGATGACATCCTAAAACTTTATCGATCACGTGAAGCAATGTCAAAAAGTCATAAAGAAATATTTGAAAGATTGGATAGATTAGAAAAAGAAATTGATGAAATAAATAATGGGTTAATTAAAAGAGTAGGCATTCTTGGCGAAGCCCTTCAGGGAATGTCTGATGAGAATGCAAGATTAAAATACAAACCTCATAAATGTCCTGTTTGTGATGGAAAGGGGAATCTTCTCTACAAATCTAGTCACGATTCAGGCGGTATTTGCGTTCCATGTAAAGGGCACGGAATATTATGGGGCTAATCAAACGATTCCTATGCTTCTTAAATGGCCATTCATTGATAGGATTCCCATTCATAAATGAGCAAGGTTGTTTTTCCGTTAAGTGTACTAAATGTGGTAAAGTCGAAAGCATTAAACCTCAAATCAGATAAGGATATCTATCATGGCCGCAGTACCCATTAATTTAGTCGTTGAAGTCAACTTACCCGGACAACCTGAAGATGGTTCAAATGTCCGTATTGTCAGGTTAAAGTGTGGTAATACCCTATCAGAAGTTACTGGCGCAGGGTTTATTAATCCATTGGTTAAAAGCCAAGGCTTGGCCATGTATGAATCTGATTTTGTCTTTGTTGCAGCCTCTGATGGTAACCAAATCTATAAGCCCGTGTTTGGCGCTGGTGGTGAGATTACCTTGACTGTATTACCATAGTTAATTGGCAATAATGGCAGAGTGGATTAATGCTGAACATGGAATAAAACCGACTGCGGCCACCATGGGCTTAAAAACGTCTTTTGGGTTAGATTCCCATTTGATGGAACGCTAGTTCAAGGGTTCGAATCCCTTTTATTGCCACCAATTTACTTCTCAAGGATGAGAATACATGGAACGTGAGCCTAATGACGTTAATCAGGATTTTGACCCTGAGAAACTGAACGAAATGGAAGAAAGGCGCATCAAGGCTTTAGATGAAGCTGGCATTGATGAGCAGGAAGTGTTAACCCAAGCTGGTAAGCACATGAATATCTGGCAATCCTACTTTGGCGAGAATATTACTAGGGGTAAGGATGACGTCAATTTTGTCATACGTGACCAGTGGACAGCGATAGAAAGGTCAGAGTTTACGCGTCTCTTCAAGCCTGCCATGACGTTCAATAAGCTTTATGATTCAGTCAAGAAAGTAGCAGGCGAACAAAGAAAAAACAAGCCAGACTTAATTGTAAGATCATTAACGGGAAAGGCAACTCAGGAACAAATAAACCTCCGAGCAGATTTAGTACGAACAATATCATATCAATCACAAAATGATTTAGTTTACCAGACAGCATTCAAATCATCCCTCATGATGGGTTATGGCGCGTTCCAGATAATGTTGGATTATGAGAATCCAAATTCATTTAATAGGGTTATTCGTTATGATCTCATATCAGACCCTACGCGAACAGTGTTTGACCCTACGGCATTAAAGCCACACAAGGGTGATGGTAATTATTGCGCTAGGTATTACGTATTTAGCCGTGATGAATTCTTTGCAACTTACCCTTACGTGACAGACCCTGTCAGTTATATTGACCCTTATATGCTATTAGACTTCCAATGGCAAACTAGGGACACGATTACAGTATGCGATTATTACGTGAAGGAATGGTTTCCTATAACAATTTACAAGTTAAGTGATGGTCGTATAGTCAATGACGTTGAGCTTGAGCAAGTTAGGAAGGATTGGAAGCTACAGCTTGAGATAACCGAAGAGACACAGGAAGTTAAGAAGATAGTCAAGATGATGGAGCCTGTTGTTGTTTCTGAGCGCCAGACCCAAGACTACAAAATCATGCATTATCGATTAATACGAAACCAAATCATTGATTTCTCTGAATGGCCAAGTAAGCAATTGCCTATCATTTTCGTGGATGGTGATTCGTATTATATTGAAGGCCGACAATATACGAAGAGTTTTATACATGAAGCTCGTGATGCTCAAAAATGCGTTAATTATTTCGGGTCTGAAATCGCGGCAGAGGTTAAGAATCGTCGCCGTGAACAGTGGCTTGGAACCCCCGATAACATTAGTGGCTATGAACAGGATTGGCGAAACCCTGAACTACAGATGGGCATATTACGTGCTAAACCAGACCCTAAGACAGGGCAGATGCCGACAAAGATGCCAGCTTGGGACTTATCTCCAGCCATTATGCAAAACTTTCAGCGTGCCACACAGGATATTAGGGAAATACTGGGATTCTCTGAAACAGAATCCTTACAAGGTCGTGACATCTCTGGCAAGGCAAGACGTG